AGGAAATGGTAGTTGGTTAGAAAAAAAAGACCAAACATATTTATCAGAATATACTGATAGATTAACTGGACCAGAAGGTGATTTAACTGCACAAGATGTAACAGGTTTTCCAAAATACTACGCTATGTTTGGTGGTGCTACACTTAAAACAGACACTACATCTGGAGGACTGTATATAGCCCCTACACCAGATGCAGCTTACAAATTTAGAGTATATTACAACAAAATGCCAGTAGGACTTGGTTCTGGTGGTGACGGTAATTCTACTACATACATAAGTAATTACTTTCCACAAGGACTATTGTATGCTTGTTTAGTAGAAGCATTTGCATTTTTAAAAGGTCCAATGGAGATGTTGACACTCTATGAGAATAAGTATAAAACATCAATACAACAGTTTGCAGGAATGCAAATTGGGAGAAGAAGAAGAGACGATTACACTGATGGAACTGTCAGAATACAAGTCAAATCACCTTCACCCTAAACTAGGAGATTTTTTATGGCAATAACATCAGCAGTATGTAACAGTTTTAAAACAGAAGTTTTAAGAGCAATACACAATTTTACAGCATCATCTGGAAACAGTTTTAAATTAGCTTTATACACAAGTAGTGCTACTTTAAATAAATCAACGACAGCTTACGCAACAACAAACGAAATTTCTAACACATCAGGATCTGCTTACACAGCTGGTGGAAAAGTAATTGTTAGCGTTACTCCTGCATTATCTACAGACACTGCGTGTTGTGATTTCGCAGATATTAGTTTTACTTCTGCTTCATTTACAGCTAATGGTTGTTTAATATATAACGACACTGCATCGGGTGATCCAGCAGTTTGTGCAATTGCATTTGGTGGAGATAAAACTGTATCAAGTGGAACTTTTACAATTCAATTTCCAACAGCAGACGCTAATAACGCAATCCTTCGTATAGCATAGGGAGGAACTCCTTATGGCATCAACCTGGGGTAATAATACTTGGGGATCCAACGAATGGGGTGACGACAATGTTACCGTTAGTTTATCCGGAGTATCAACAACATCATCAGTAGGATCAGTAGAAGCTTTTAACGAAGAAGGCTGGGGCAGACAAGAATGGGGCAACTCAGGATGGGGTGTTGAATATGCTGTTCAATTAACAGGTCAACAAGCTACAACATCAATAGGTTCTATTAATACAGAAATTGCAGTACCACTTACAGGTTTATCAACTACATCAAGTGTAGGTACACCTACTTTAAATCTAGAGTCAATTGTAATTCCAACAGGTCAACAAGCTACAACAGAACTTGGAGATTTTGATAATGCAGGTACATTAGTCGGTTGGGGTAGAAACGGTTGGGGTGAAGAACCTTATGGTGATTCATTTAATAAATTAGTCCAACTAGCAGGATTAAGTACAACATCTAGTATCGGATCATTAATATCTTCAATAGAAAATTTTGTACCTATAACAGGAGTTAGTGCAACATCTAGTGTCGGTAGTTTAAGTCTTGATATAAGTTGTACCGTTGTACCAACGGGCCAAAGTTTAACATCTAATGTAGGGTCTTTATCCCCTACAGAAATGGTAGTAGGATTAACAGGAGTAAGTTCAACATCAACAGTTGGTGGAATAATTCTTGATGCTTTAACTGAGTCTCCAACAGGTGTATCAGCAACAACCTCTGTAGGTAGTTTAAATATTGGGATAGGGCTACCATTAACAGGTGTATCGACAACATCTTCTGTAGGATCCTTGGTCCTTGAAATAGGAGTCCCATTAACTGGAGTTAGTGCTACATCTACAGTTGGTGCAATAACACCTACACCAATGACAGTTGGTTTAGAAGGACAACAAGCTACATCTAGTGTAGGAGATATTATTATAATAGGTTATCAAGATGTTGATATTGTAGGAAATACCAACTATACTGCTGTCGATAAAACAAATAGTGCAAGTTATTCCGATGTTGACGTTGAAGGCGAAACATCGTATACAGATGTAACACACGTAGCTTAGGAGAACAAAATTATGGCATCCACATACACAGACCTTGGTTTAGAACTAATGGCAACCGGCGAAAATGCTGGTACTTGGGGAACAAAAACAAACGCTAACTTAAGTCTTATTGAACAATTGACAGGTGGAGTCTTAGAAGTCTCTATTGCTGGTGGTGCAGGAACTACGGCTTTAACTATAGCAGACGGGGCTTTAACAGGTACAGCCCAACAAAGAGTTATAGAGTTAGCAGGAACAATATCTGGAAACAGAATTGTTACTTTCCCACTACTTACAGAAAATTTTTATTTTATTGAAAACGGAACATCAGGTGCTCACACAGTACAATTAAAAGCAGCTTCTGGTTCAGGGGCAACAGTTACTTTTTCAGCTACAGATAAAGGTTGGAAATTAATTTATCTTGATGGTGTTGCAACTAATACAGGTTTATATGAAATACCTCTAGCTACAGCTGATGCTGTTACACTTACTGGAACACAGACTTTAACAAACAAAACTTTAACAGCACCTAAAATTGGTACTTCTATTTTAGATACTAGTGGAAACGAATTATTTAAATTAACTGCTACAGGTTCAGCAGTAAACGAACTAACTTACAACAATGCCTCAACAGGAAACAAACCAACATTTACTGCATCTGGTGGTGATACTAATATCGGTGTATCAATACAACCAAAAGGTACTGGAACAATAACACTAGACAATTTGACTTTCCCTGCAGCAGATGGTTCTGCAAATCAAATTTTAACAACTAACGGTTCTGGAGTATTATCTTTTGTAGATAATTCGGGTGGAACATCATGGGTAGCAGTTAAGACTGCTAACTACACTGCTTCAGCAGGTGAAGGTGTTTTTGCAAATACAACAAGTTCAGCATGGACTTTAACATTACCAGCAGGAACTTTAGGAGATGAAGTATCTTTTTTAGACTATGCGGGAACATTTGATTCTAATGCTTTAACTATTGCTGCAAATGGATCTGAAAAAATTGCAGGTTCAACAGCAGATTTAACAGTTTCAGTAGAAAGGGCAGCTAATACTTTGGTCTATACAGATGGAACTCAAGGTTGGTTGTTAAAGGCTAAATAATGTCTTCTTATAAAAAGGAGATCGGCACAGCAGTCCAGAACTTCGCTGGTGATCCAGCAAATCCATTAACAGGTCAACTGTGGTACGATAGCAATGCTTCGGAATTCAAATATCAAGAACAAGTAACAGGTAATGCGTGGTCGACTGGTAATTCTTTAAATACTGCTAGACAAACTGCGGCTGGTGCTGGGACACAGACATCAGGTTTAGCTTTTGGTGGGTATGATGGTACAGCTGTAACAGCAGTAACAGAACAATATAATGGAACTAGTTGGACTGAAGTAGCAGATTTAAACGCCGCTAGAGATGGTCTTGGAGGATTTGGTGCTGATAATACATCAGCTTTAGCGTTTGGTGGAGATGGTACACCAGATAAAACAGTAACTGAAAGTTGGAATGGATCAGCTTGGACAGAAATAGCAGATATGAATACTGCTCGTAATACTTTTGCAGCAAGTGGAATCATAACATCTGGATTAGCATATGGTGGTTATATAACTACAGATCAAACTTTAACAGAATCATGGAATGGATCAAGTTGGACAGAAGTAGCAGATTTAAATACTGCTATAAGACAAAACGCAGGGGCTGGTGCAACTAATACATCTGCTTTAAGTTTTGGTGGTAAAGTACCTGTAACTGCAAAAACAGAATCATGGAATGGATCCGCTTGGACCAATGTCGCTGATTTAAACACAGCTAGAAATGGTTTACGCGGTGCAGGGATACAAACAGCAGCTTTAGGTTTTGGTGGAGAAACTGCAACTGCACCTACTGGAATTACAGAATCTTGGAATGGATCTATTTGGACAGAAACTACAGATTTAAATTTAGCTAGAAGATTAGGAACAGGATTTGGAACAAATACAGCTGCTATAATGGCTGGTGGTAATCCTGTAACAGGCGCAACAGAAGAATGGAACGCAGGCATTAATCTTGGAGCATGGTACACGGGTGGTAATTTGAATACGGCTAGAACTGCTTTATCTGGAGCTGGGACTCAAACATCAGCATTAGCTTTTGGTGGAGCAACTCCAGGAGGTAATTCTGCTTTATGTGAATCTTATAATGGAACAGCTTGGGCTGAAGTAAATAATATAAACACAGCTAGAGAAGGTGATCCAGGAGGAGCTGGAGCTAGTAATGAATCTGCTTTAATGTTTGGTGGAGATACTGGCGGTGGCAGTGCTCAAGTTGTTACAGAATTATGGAATGGATATGTGTGGACTGAAGTAAATGATTTAAATACTGCAACAAGATTTGGAACAGGTACTGGAACAGCAACATCAGCTTTAGCTATTGGAGGAAGTGCTCCAGGTGTATCAGCAAAAACAGAAACTTGGAATGGAACTAGCTGGACTGAAGTTGGAGATTTAAATACTGCAAGAAACAATTTAATGTCAGCAGGTGCTAATAATACTGCTGCTTTAGCTATGGGTGGTTTTAGTACAGCAAAAACAGCAGCAACAGAATCTTGGAACGGATCTTCATGGACGGAAGTTAATGATTTAACTATTGCAACCAGAAATGCTGGATCAAATGGAACACAGACTTCTGCATTAATATATGGAGGAGATGATCCAGTTGCATCAACATCAAAAACACAATCTTGGAATGGAACTAACTGGTCTAATGTTGGTAATTTAAATACTCAAAGAAGTGATATGGGTGATGCTGGATCTAGTAACACATCTGCTTTAGCTTACGGTGGAAGTGGTCCAACAGCAGCAACAGAAGAATGGGACGGAACAGGGTTTATAACAAGAACAATAACAACAACAAGTGAATAGGAGAAAACTATGACAAAAACATATCAATACTGTGTAGCAGAAAACTGGGGAAAAGGATTCATTGATCACGTTGAAGCGATCAAAATTTCTTTTAACGGTTTACCTGGTAATGTTTGGCAAGTTCCCGCTTACAATAAACATGCAAATCTTTGGATTGCAAAAGTAAGTGGAACTGTTAAAACATTAGCTGAAGCTCAGGCGATTGTTGATGCAGAGGTCACAGCAGCACAAACTGCATGGGATGCTTTATCTGATGAAGATAAAGAAGATAACCCA